CATTTGTCTGTAATGGTTCATAACCCATTAATCCACGAATTTCATCTTGCGTTAAATTATTAGCCATTATATTTTCAGTAAATTCAAACTTCAATGGTTCAACTGGTTGTAAAGTAAATTCACCTAATTCGCCTTTCAAATTACGCAACATTGTAAAAATAGAATTGAATTCTTGTTGTCTTTCATTTACATAAGTATTATTGAAAATCTCATAAGCATCACGAATCTCATTACGTTGACCAAGTGAACCAGCAGTTGCAATACCAAACAATGTAGGTGAAACAATCTGATGTGAAGCAAATATTTCTTGCTGAATCAAATTATTTACATTCGTGAAATCTTCTTTAGTCAATGTCGTTGTTCCAAGTGGAACGATTTCTGCACTATTTTCTTTTGACTTATTAAACATTATCACAACTCTTTTTCCACTATCACCAGTAAACTTCTTTAACAAACCACGTTCAACTTCACCACGATGTTCTTCATTAATTGGGTCACCATTATTTAAATTAATAAGTGTTGAACCTACAAAAGATTGCTTTGCCATACCAAGCAAATGTCTTGATACTTCAATATCACATTCAATGTAATTAAGACCTTGAAAATAACTTGGTAATGGATAATATTCAGAAGATGGATTGTACTCTTTTATATACAATATTTGACTGCCTATCGGATTTGCTTCATTAAATGATTCATATTCACGCACCTTTTCTTTAAAATCATCCCAATTGTTTTTAACATAAAAACATTTCAAATCTTTGCTCACACGTACCTTATGAAACTCTATGTGATAAACTTCTTGAATTTTCTGTATTCTATTCCAAATGACTTGCAGATAATAACCACGATATAATTCATCGTCTTTAATACATTTCTTTGCAACTTGATTCCAAGTTTCACCCATCGAATTGCACTTGCTATTTACATCAAAACCATTTCCAAAAATGTAATTTGTTTTTGATTTAATAATTGCCCCGTGTTTTGGTGATTCATTGTATAATGATAATAAATATTTTGGATAGTCATTTTTAGCACCAAATTCGATATAATTTTTACCACGTTTTTCTTGGAACAATGGTTGTTGTGCTTGGTCAAATTGCAACACTATATGTTTATAATTATTATCCATTGTAAGTTATGAATTGATTTGATTGTTGATTGTATTCAATTGGTGCAAATTCTGTTGCTGGATAAAGATACATAATACCAGTTTCAAGTAAACTTGAATTTGGTGGAACATTTGGTGTGATAGCACCATACATCGTATATGTCCACATTCCAGTTTCAGCATTTGCAAAATAAGTATTTACAACGATTGTGAAATATTGCCATCTCGATTTTGTTGATTCATTCGTTAACCATAATTCAACCACATCTTTAGTCACTCTATTTACAAATTTAAAATAAAATAATGTAAATGGCAATGAAGTATTTTCAAGACCAGTTACAATAATTTTATTAGTTTGACTTTTATAAAGATTTATCATAATTAAAAAACCACCGACTTAAATCGGTCGGTGGTTGATTTTTATAGGTAAGAATTATATTATCCAGCAGTTTCCAATGTCAACGCAATTGCAGATGGACATATCAAGAAATCTTCTCTTTCTTGTGAAGAAAATTTCAACATATAACCATTTCTGTCTGCAAGTGCAGTACCACTTCCACCATCAGAAGAATCCAAGAACAAACCGAATTCTTTTCCGAACATTCTGTATGTTCCATCACCTTCTTTTGTTACAAAAGTTAATCTATTTTTCGCTAAAGTTGTAACGATATTTCTGATATTAGCATCACGTTGGTTAATTGGGAATTCAACCATATGCGTATAAAATATTGTTCCATTTTCTTGTGATGCAGTAATACCATTTGCCGTGTTCGATGTTCCACGTGGAACTTCAAACTTCCAAAATCTTTTACCAGTATTCTTTGTTAATGCAGTTATTGTTCCACTTGAATCTGTGATTACACGTGAAATTCCACTTGCATCATACAATGCAGAATTTTCAATCAACCAGATGGTTTCTACACCACCAACTGAATCACGACAAGTAATCGAATAACCAGAAGTAATATTACAAGTTGCCATATTTTTTAGAATTAAAAAGGTGGTGTTTTTTCCACCACCTTTAAGTTATAAATTTAATTTGATATTAGATAGAAGCAATAAACTTAACACACTCATTTGTGAATGCTACGTTAACACCCATTTTGAAAGCAACTCTAAATCTTACATCGTTGTTATCACGACTCCACCACATATCGTATGAACTTTCTTCATCAACCATATCAACTGCCATTGCCATATTTGATAAAGCAATTGCATAAGCATCACCAGTTCCATTCAAACCATTTGTTGAAACAATCTCAACATTTGTTGCTGGTAAGATAAATGAACTTGCATTTGCATCTTGTGGATTGTAAGAGAATAGATTTAATGCTCTATAAGCCATTATCAACAATCTGTACCAATCGTTACCAACAAATATCTTAACATCACCTTTCTGTAATACTGCTACTGGAATCGCTTTAAAAATACCTTCTGTTGCAGAAATAACGTTTGATTGAGTGATTGTGCTGATAGTACCAGTTGCACCAGTATAACCAGTAACGTTTGCATCAACTGGTGAACCAGCATTGATTAACTTTTGTAAGCCATCAAACTTATTAAGGTTTGCAGTTCCAGAAGTTGTGTCACCTTGCCATAATGCAGTTTCTAATTGAGCAGAAATTCTCTTATTTTTCTTTGCAAGATATACTGCTTGGAATTCAGCATTTCCAAAATCTTCGTAAGTGCTTCCAGCTTTTAATGCTTCTTGTGTGAAATATGCTTCTAAATCTTTTGGACAGATTTTTTCTTCAATCTTAATCTTTCCAACAGAAATACTTCTTTGTGTTATTGTGGTTGTTCCACTTGGGTCAAATGAACAAGAATCTGTTGCGAATACTGCATCAGTATCCATTAATGGAATTGCAACAACCGATTTTGCATTCGGAATTACAATACCACCATCTTTAATCATTTGTTGTGTTTTTGCATCAAATACTGCACTTGTTAAAAGTGGTTTAACAAGTTGTTTTGTATACGCAGTAAGTGAACTTAATGATAATGCCATTTTATTTGGATTTTAAATTTTTATGAAAATAGTATGTCGTATGATTTTGATTTCTTTTCTTCATTCGAAAATTGTGCAACTTTAACATCTGGAACTCCAGTTGGTGTTTCAGCAAGTGTTTTTGTTACATTCAATAAAGCATCAATAACTTGTGTTGCCTTATTTAATCTTGATTCGTAATCTGAAAATTTAACTTCGTATGATGCAAATTTAGATTCGTAATCGGCAAATTTTTGTTTTGTTGCTGATTCAAATTCTTCAAATTTGTTCATTTGTGTTGGTGCAGTTATTGGTTCAACTGGTTGAACTGCTTGGTCTTGTTGGATTTCTACAATCGCACCATTGTCACCAACTACAAGATATTGACCATCTTGTGTTTCATATTCACCCATTGGTGCTGGTTGACCTTGTATTGTTACCATTCCACCAACAATCATATCAGAAACTTGTATTGTTGTGCCATCTACAAGAACTACATCAGCCATTTTAACTGGTGTTTGATTAACAAGTTCATTGAACGTTAATCTTAATTTTTCAATTATTTCTTTTGGATTCATAAAATAATATGGATTGATTTTAAAATATTAATGAATTGATTTGAAAAAATATTTATTACAACGAATTTAAAAGTTCTGAAATCTTATTTAATGCGTTTTCTTCTGCTGAAATTGGTTGTTCATAATCAAACATACCTTCAACTGAAAAACCTTTGTAAGTGCCTTTCTTGATTTCATTCCAAACATTATCATTCTCAACATAGAAAGAACCAAACCAACTTCCATCAGCAACATCTTTGAATTCTGTCATTGGTTGAATTCCACGTTTTTTATCAACTAAAAAAGATTCAAACATTGTAACACCTTTTACTTTTTGTTCTGGGTCGTGCATCAAATTAATATGATTATTGAATTTTTTCTTTGCCCATTTGATTGCAATTTGTTTGATTGTTTCTGCTGAAAACTTAACATAATGCTCACCAAACTTTTCATTGTTACGATATATTAATTCATCAGCAATCATCAACAAACCTGATATAATTCTTTGTTCTTCATTGATTACCGCAAACGTTATTAATTCAAACTTTTGACCAATACTTCCAAGTTCTTTGATAACATCTGCATTATTATCATAATGCTTTGAAATATTTAAATCTTTAATCTTTTGAATCTTTGCAGAATTACTTCCAGTTGCATAGATTCTTGATTCTGGAATACCCAAATCTTTTGCAGTTTGTATCATTCCATTAACTTCATTTCTTGCAGAAAT